AACGCTCGTATGGCGAGAAAAGCCGGGTCATCATGGGTAATCTATGGTACCCTATTGACTCGTCTGAAATCAGAGAAGATTACGGTGACATCTACGCCACTGCTCTTGATGCTCGTCTTGATATCACCCTTCCGATTGGGTCCATCGATCTTCCCCTTTCAAGGGAGGACATTCAGTACACACCACGTACCCTGAAAGTCATACGTGAGAAGGTGGACGAGATCGTGGAAGAGATCAGAACCACAGCACAAGATGTTGTCAACCAATGTCCTGATGTATGGACTGCGATGAGATTCAATCAAGAGAATGACATCATCCGAAGGTTGAAGTTGACACTGAGGTACGACAACACTGAGTTGCAAAGCCATGTTGAACGATACCTACCCGCTACCACTGGAGACTTATACACCGTAGACCCTTATCGGTTTATCAGATATAAGACATTAAGTCTGACTGATAACCGTGTCTTACGGCGTATCCAAGATAAGGTGAAGGTCCCTTATCAGGACAACGTCCAATGGTTCTTGGTAAGTGACAACGCCAAGCGTAAGCCATCTCGTCTGTTGTCCTATATGAAGGATACTTACGGTGACAACAGGGATGACATGCCTTATGCCTACCTCGTTTTCTACCCTGAAGGTGGGAAGGCAAAGGCTTTGACATGGATCAATGGCATTCATAAAGCTGCCAAGGTGACTGACTTTGATGCTGAAGTCCCTGACCTTGCACCCCTGATGAGGGCCACAGTACCCAAGGCACAGCGTAAGAAACTGGCAAGGGTGAAGATCATGGTCAAGGGGTATGGTTGGAGTACCCCTGATGCTCAATACTGGAGGGATGGGCCGGATGACTTTGATGTGGATGAGAACACCGGTATCTGGGTGGCAACCAAAGCTAACCGAGTTGAGTTTGACACCTACCCATTCTCATGTTATGGGAATGACAGAGTGTGGGAGTTGGTCCGACGTATGAAACAGTTCGGCATGATACCAGAGGATACACCTATCTATGGGTGTCCTGCCAACGTCAAGAACAAGTTAAAGGATCACCCCAACTACCTCAGTTTGGAAGAGGCTTTAACCCTAAGTAAGGAGATTGTTCGGTCCTCTGTGAATCCATCCCTACAATCCAAGCTCATCACTGCACGTCGAGTAGTTAACTTCCTAAAGGAGGAAGATGTTCCTCTTGACATCGATGTCAAAGAAGGTTACTATAAACAGTGTAGTGATTACATTGATCTGCTGAACAGGAACAAGGAGAATATGAATCTTGTTGATTATCTACTTAGTGACACTAAGTCTACTAAGATGGAACAACGAGTTGAGAAGATAGATACGATCATCAAGGAGAACTTCAAAGCAGACTACCCCTTGTTGCTTCGTCCTACTTCTTACCACAGAGCAGAAGACTTCGCCACTGACATTGCGGAGTACATCAAGATGAAAGCCCATATCATAGAGCAAGGAGTAAAACTATGATTAACAATTACCTCGTCACTTCAAGTCAAGTCACCATCATCACCGATGGTCAGACCCTCGTCGTACCTCAAGACCATGTCAGTTACCAACGGGTAATTGATTACCTCAAAGCCGGTGACTATGCAGAGGCGGTGAAGATTGCCGACGCTGCCCAAGCCATCAACACCTTTGGTCAAGGCCAGGTCTACGTTCAGGATGGTGTCGTCTATCATAACGGCAAACAACTGGACAACTCGTTGACCCGGCGCATCATGTCCATGGTACGTGATGGTTTCGATGTCAACCCCATGGTCAAGTTCCTTGAGAACCTGATGATGAACCCGTCCAGCCGGGCAGTCAGTGAACTGTATCGGTTCCTTGAATGTAACAGTCTGCCTATCACCACTGATGGATACTTCCTGGCGTACAAGAACGTCAACCAAGATTACAAAGACAAGTGGTCTGGCACGTTCGACAACAGCATCGGCGCTGTGTGTGAGATGCCCAGGAATGAGGTGATGGATGATCCTAACCAGACTTGCTCTGCTGGTCTGCACTTCTGTTCCATCGAGTATCTGAATGGGATGTGGGGTCACTCTGGTCACACCATGGTAATCAAGATCAACCCTGCTGATGTGGTCAGTATCCCTGTCGATTACAATAACTCGAAGGGACGTTGCTGTCGGTACGAGGTTATCGCTGAACACATGGACGGGAACAAGGACACCTTGTCTGAGTCTAGTGTGTACGATTATCGTGGTCTTTGTGAGAAAGCTTTTGACGAAGGGTATCATGCACATCTGAATGGTGCAGACCCTTACGCCGATAACCCGTATGAATATGGGGATGAAGCTGAGGCATGGGAAGAAGGTTGGTTTGATGCTGAACATGAACTCGAAAGGTACTAAGATGCGTTGCTATATCTGTGACGTAGTCCTTCACCCAACAGAGATCAACTACAATGACACCCATCATAAGTTTGATCCCTGTTCACGGTGTAAGGAAGCTACCAAGCTCGTTGACTTTGATGTTGACACACACGCAACCGAAGAGTATAAGGTATTGATTGATGACATACCAGAGGACGACGTCTAGGTTCATCAAACATATCCCTTGTGATACTTGCGGGAGTAGTGATGCGAACTCTTTGTGGTCTGATGATCACACGTATTGCTACTCCTGTGAGCGTTACGTCCACGGGGATCATGTTGAGTACACATCAGAACATGAAGGAGTTAACATGAGTAATGACCTACCTGACATTAGTGATAGCACTGTTGTTGGTCCCTTGCTTGATCGTGGTATTACAGCTGATAGCTGCCGCCAGTATGGGATCAGAGTCACGCTCGAACAAGGACAAGTGACTGAACATTGGTATCCGTACCATGACAAGGACGGTGACCTGACATCGTACAAGATACGCAAGGTCAAGACTAAGGAGTTCCCCCAGAAAGGTGACACCAAAGCTGGGGTGCTGTTTGGTCAGAAACATTTCAGTCAGGGTGGTAAGTACATTACCCTGTGTGAAGGAGAGATCGACACTGTGTCTGCGTACCAGATGACTGGTTCAAAGTTCCCATGTGTCGGTGTCAAGTCTAGTTCAGAGGCATACAAGAATTGTAAGAAGTCTTTTGAATACCTGAATAGCTTCGACACCATTGTCCTTGCATTTGATAACGATGAGGCAGGACAGAAGGCGGCACACCAAGTTGCTGGTCTGTTCCCTAAGAAGGCCAAGATCGTCAAGCTTAAGGATGGCAAGGATGTGAACTGGTACCTCCAAGAAGGGAAGGAGTCAGAGTACACATCTGCATGGTGGTCGGCTGAGAAGTACAAGCCTGATGATATCCTGTCTGGTTTCGATACCATGTGGGAGATTGCAAAGCAACCACGAAGGGAGGCCATGTTCCAGTACCCCTGGGATGGGCTGAACAAGTTGACCTATGGTCTCAGACCAAGTGAGATGGTTGTCTTGACAGCAGGATCAGGCATGGGTAAGACACAGTTCCTTCGTGAGATCACACACTTTGCCCTCCATACCACTGACCATAACATCGGCACCATCTACCTCGAAGAGACAGCATGGGAAACTGCCATGGGTATTGCCAGTGTCGAGGGTAATAAACCATTCCATCTGCCTGACACACACTATACCGAAGATGAACTACGTCAGGCATACCAGAATACATGGGGAACAGAACGTATCCATACTCTGAATGACAAGTGGAGGGCGAACGATGTCACCTACATCAGTGACAAGATCACCTACCTTGCCAAGGGGATGGACTGTAAGATGGTTATCCTTGACCATATCAGCTTCATGGTGTCTGATCAGAACGGTGACGAAAGGAAGATGCTTGATGAGATTGCACACAAGCTTAAAGCAATCGCAGTGGAGCTTGATATATGCCTACTCGCAGTATGCCACTCCAAGCGACAGTCCACGAAACCTCATGAAGAAGGTGGCACCACTAGCCTGTCTGATCTACGAGGAACAGCAGGGATTGGACAGCTATCAAACATCGTCCTTGGATTGGAACGTAACGGGCAAGCAGACGATCCGACTGAACGGAACACAACTCTCATCCGTGTGTTGAAGAACAGGTTCAGTGGTAAGACTGGTCCGACAAGCCGTGTCTTGTATGATGAGTTCACCGGTCGCCTCAATGAATTGATTGGAGATGATGATGAGTAAATCACCTGTACATATCAGCACCATGTCTGGTAAACTTGAAGGGTTCAAGAGTATCAACACCAACACGCTGACCAACCCCTTCTGTCAGAAGATGAACCAATCTGACACCATCTGTGGTGAGTGCTACTCCATGCACATGCTCAGTACCTACCGAAAGAATACAACCCCAGTCTTGCAACGTAATTCTGATCTGTTCAGTACCAGAGTTATTAAGAAGGACGAGGTACCCCGTATCAACGATGAGTACTTCCGGTTCAGCAGTCATGGTGAGTTGATCAACGCCAAACATCTGCGTAACTATTGCAAGATCGCAGAGAATAATCCCGGCACCACGTTTGCCCTGTGGACTAAGCGTAAGGACTTGGTCAGTCAACATTTCAAACGGTGGCCTCAACCTGACAACCTGATCCTTGTCTATTCCAACCCCAAGATCGACAAGGTCATGGACAGACCACCCCGCTTCTTTGACAGGGTATTCAATAACGTCACTGACAAGTACACAGGAGAGGCTAACTGCACCGGACAGAAGTGTAAGGACTGTTTACTCTGTTATAAATGGCACACAACAGATGTGATAGTGGAACATGTAAAATGAGAACAGTTGTATGTGACATTGAGGCTGATGCCCTTCTTGCCCATGTCACCCGTATCTGGTGTATCGTTGCCAAGGATTGGGAGACAGGTGAGAACTTCATCTTCACCTCTGATCCTGATGACGAACACCCTGACATAGGTGACTTCGCTGAGTTCGCCAAGGATGTACACCAGTGGATAGGTCATAACTTCCTCGGCTATGACATGAGGGTGTTGAAGAAGATACTCAACATCAAGATCAAAGGGAACAGGGTGACTGACACCTTGGTTGTGTCCCGTCTTCAGGCAGCAACGCGCCAAGGTGGACACTCCCTTGACAACTGGGGTACCATGCTCAACCACCCCAAGTTACCGTTCAAAGACTTCTCTGAGTACACACCAGAGATGCTTGAGTATTGCATCAACGATGTGGAGTTGAACTACAAGGTAGCCTGTTACCTAAAGTCAGAGGGCGGAAAGTACGGCAATCCAAAAGCGGAAGTGATTGAACACGCATCACAGTACCTGGTTGATGAGATGTGTGAACGAGGCTTTGCTTTGGATGTCAGGAAAGCACACCAGCTTTTCGCCATGTTCGGGAATCGTGCAGCCACGTTGAAGAACGAGATCACACCGCAGATGCCAGCCATACCCAAGGCAGATGACGTACGTGAACCCAAGTATAAGAAGGATGGGTCCATGTCGGTGGTGGGGTTGAAGTTCTTTGGTGATAAGTGGACTGATGTGGCCGGTCCTTTCACCAAGATTGATTGGCAAGAGTTCGACATTAACTCTACCAAGCAGAAGGTGGAGCGTTTGATCCCATGGTGGAACCCCACTGTCAGGACCAAGGGGTATCGTAAGTGTGCTGATCAGTTACGGGATGGTGAGATTACACAGGAACAGTACGATGAACGTGAACCGTACCTGTGGAAACTATGCGAAGAGAACTTTGAAACAATCAGGGACGATGCGCCTGAAGGGTTACGTAAGCTTGGTGAGTACGCCATGTACACAGCCCGGCATAAGGAAGTGGAAGGATGGTTAGATGCTCTTGGTGACGATGGACGAGTACATGGCAGAGTGTTTTCTATTGGTGCTATCACTCATCGCATGTCTCATAGTGCGCCTAATATGGCTAACATTCCGGGAAGCGACTCTCCCTATGGAACGGAGTGCCGTTCTTGCTTTACTGTTGCCGACACTGATACTCGTTGTCTTCTGGGCGTCGATGCTAGTGGTATTCAACTACGTGTACTCGCCCACTACATGAACGATCCGGACTACACAAAGGAAGTAGTTGACGGTGACATACATACAAAGAACCTTGAAGCCATGGGAATTGACAAAGGAGAATGGGATGAAGAACATGGACAATGGTCAAGACGAGGAGTTGCAAAGACTTTTATCTACGCTTGGCTCCTTGGTGCAGGTGACGAGAAAGTCGGTCTCATATGTGGAGGTGATCCTACATTTGGAAGACGGGTCAAAGCCCAGTTTCTTGCAGCGCTTCCATCCCTTGCCCGACTCAAAGAAGAAGCAACCAGAACAGCTAGAACTGGAAGACTGGCTGGCATCGACGGACGACAGATAGAAATCAAGTCCGCACACTATGCACTCAGCTGCTACCTACAAGGGGCTGAGTCAGTTATCATGAAGAAGGCCATGATCGATTGGCATCTTGAGGTTCAGAAGAGAAACCTAGATGCAAAGATGGTGGCTGTTGTTCATGATGAGTTTCAGATTGATGTCCTCAAAGAACAGGCTGATGAAGTAGGAGAGATTGTCGTCAACTCCATCATCAAGGCTGGTGAATACTTCAATCTGAATTGTCCAATGGACGGTGAGTATCGCATCGGTACCAATTGGGCAGAAACACACTAAGAAAGTTGTTGACAGCCTGATCTAGGCTTGATACAATATACGTACACTGCAACTCATGACCACATAGGAGTTAGATATATCATGAGCAACCAAAACGAAGACGTCATCATCGAAGCTACCCTGTTCTGGCCGAACCTGAACCGTGTCAACGACATGTCTGGCAAGTATCAGGTTGACCTTGGTGAACTGGACAAGGACTCCGTCAAGGCTGTGCAGAAGCTTGGCCTCACTGTCCGTACCGACGAACCCAAGGACGAGGATAAGCCGGATCGTGGCCAGTTCATCACCGCCAAGTCCAAGTACCCGTTCAAGGTGCTGTTCAAGAACGGTGTTGAGGTGGTGTCCTTGGATCGTGTCGGCAACGGCACCAAGGCCCGTGTCAAAGTCAACTCGTACGACTGGCAGTTCAAGGGTAAGAGTGGTTCTTCCCTCTCTGCCAAGGTGATCCAGATCACTGACCTTGCAGAGTACGTGGCTGACGTTGACCCTGACTTCGCTGACTCCACCCCTGCGCCGGGTTCTGCTGCCCAAGGGGATGCCCTCAGTGATGACATCTCTGACCTGTACGCTGACGAATAAGAAAGGATAGACCATGACCTCGATTGATACCCTCGTACCTGACATCATGAAGATGGTTGATGAAGGCGTTGACCAAGTAGATGACGCTGCCATCCACCAACTTCTGGCTGACATTGAATACGGTGTCCGTCGCCAACTGACCAAGTCTGAACGACAGCGCAGTGGCACACTCCGTATGTCCAATGTCGGGAAGCCTGACTGTCAGCTGTGGAATGAGTGCAACGACACTCCCTCAGAAGAACTGCGTCCGGATACTCGGATCAAGTTCTTGTACGGGGATATCGTCGAGGCTCTGGTTCTATTCCTTGCCACTGCGGCAGGGCATGAGGTGAAGCACGAACAGAAGGAAGTGGAACTGAATGGCGTCAAAGGACACATCGATGCTGAGATTGATGGTGTGTTGGTTGATGTCAAGTCCGCATCCAAGTTTGGCTTCAAGAAGTTCAAGGATGGTACGCTCCCTGAAGACGATCTCTTCGGCTACATGGGGCAGCTGTCCTCGTACAAACAGGCAGGAGGGTGGGACCGTGCCGCCTTCCTTGCCTTCAACAAAGAGAGTGGGGCCATGTGTCTCTATGAACCTGATGAGATTGACATTGATCACAATGCTGATCAGCGTGTTGACTTCGTCAAGGACATGGTCACTGGGCCTCAACCTGAACGGTCCTTCGACGCCATCCCTGATGGTAAGAGTGGGAACATGAAGCTGGGTACACGGTGTTCATACTGTGCATTCAAGGACGAGTGTTGGAAAGACAGCAACGATGGGCAGGGATTGCGCACGTTCATCTATTCCAATGGTCCTCGTTACCTGACCCATGTTGAAAGGGAGCCTGACGTACATGAGCTTCCCTGACAGCATCACTGAAAAGGTACCACCCCCTTCCATCTGTTTCGAGACACGTTACAACTTAACAGAAGGTAGAGTGGAGGCTATCACTTCATTGAACTACAACAACCAAAGTATAGCCTCTGCTGTTTACTATCCGAATGAAGGTGTACACGTAGACGCTTTGGTTGTTATGTTGAAGTCTTTAATCAAACATATTGAGGACTTAGACGATGTCCCGGAAGCAACCTGAACACCACTGGGTTGGTCGTAAGCCTGACCCTAAGAAGTACTTCGGGTTTGTGTACGAGATCACATGCTTGGTTAACGGAAGGAAGTACATTGGTAAGAAACAATACCACCGTTGGAGCCGACGCAAGATTGCTGGCCCATCGAAGTGGGAGTTCTACCAGTCTTCCTCCAAGCATGTGGCTGAGGACATCAAGAAGTACGGGCCTGACAAGTTTGAGTTCCGTATCCTGAAGAACTACAAGACACGAGGCGGCTTGGTGTACGGGGAAGCAAACCTCCAACACAAACGAGACGTCTTAACCAAACGAGAAGGAGATGAACGTGTCTACTACAATGCACAAATCGC